GAGAATAGTCCACCTATGGTTAAGAGAGATGAGATAGAACTTGGTAATATATTATTAAAAGACAGTGCTGATTTTATTTTTTCTTTAGCTGCCTTTTCTGCTGTTTTTTGAGCTTCAGCTTGTTGTTGTAAATTATAAAGAATTGTTTGCTCTTGTTCTACTATTTTAGAAGCAATTTGATTTTGTTGTATTGCTTTTCTTACCCTTGCTTCAATTTGTCTATTACCTGCAGCTTGAGCTCTAGCTAAGTCATTTTGTAATTTAACAGCATTAAGAGAAAGTTTATTGCCCTCTTTTTGCATTTTGGACATCTGCGTTGATAACTTCTTAGTAACATCTTCTCCTTCCTTAAAAGCCTCAACTAAATTTCTAGTTTCTGTTGTAGCATCTGATAATCTATTTAATAGCTGAGTAGAGATAGTGCGTGCCACTCCTTGTAGTTGGTTCTCCAGTGTGTCTAAATCATCACTAAGTTTTTGAAGAATTGTAGGATCAACGTTGGCCATAATTTATTGTAAGTATGTTATGTATAAATATTAAAGAAGCGCCTATTTTTTAGTAGGCGCTTTAGCTTTATAGGTTGGTGTTGGTAAGTTTGGTTTAGCTACTTCTTTACTTTGTTTATTTTTTAACTGATTGTTTATTTTTTCGTTTTCTTCTGCTTGTTTAGTATAATGTTCTTTTATTTTATTGAACGTAAATAAACGCAACCAAATGGGCATATTGTAAACAGTATCCCAATCATAACCACCTTGACCGTAAAATACTATTTCGTGTATTTGGGAAAACAATATTATTCTATACTCCGAGGTCAGGCCAAAAAAAGTTAAGAGAAATCGGAATTGTTATGCCCTCCCCTACATAACTTTCATCTTCTGGCTTATACAACATGTTGATATCTGGTTGGATTTTGGCATAATATTCACGTAATGCTCTTGCGTCTTTGGCAATTAAGTAATTATCAACAAAGTCACGGACATCTTTTTGTTCACGATTACCTTCAATTGAAGTGATTATGTGTTTTAAACGAGTAGTAACATCTGTTGTTACATTTGGGTTTACTTTTTGCATACCTTTAATTTCAGCATCAATCTTCTGTTCGTCACCGTGTGTTAATAGTTTAAAAGTAACAACGTTACCTGAGTGTGGTAATGTATAAGTAAATTCATTTGCGCCACGTTTATATAATGAGGTATCAACCACTTTATCTTCTAAAGTTGATAAATCAACTGTGTATTCTTTATTGTTGTATTGGAATGTATAATCTTTACCATACCCTAAAATACGAGCCGCAATCAATATTGCATTTTTATCACCAATTAACAATTCATTATAATCAATTGGTGTAACGATTAATGCTTGCAATAATTTATCAATTACTGTACCTTGACGAATGAAGTTAGCGTTGGTAAGGATATCTTCTTCCTTAGCAGTCATGTATTTCATTTCAATTTCACCCTTAGATAGTGGGGATGTTTCAGGATACAACAAACCTTTTGAGGGAAGCGTAACGATTTCTGTTGGGATTTTTAATTCAGCCATAGACTATTTTTAATTTTATATATATAAATATACGAAGATACTAAATTAAATAAAATCTTTAATAAATTCTGTATATGTTTTTATAGGACTAAATGTTTGGTTATATTTAGTTGCTTCTTCACCAACTATTGGATAAAATCCTCTAGCTGATGATTTCTTTTGTGTAGAGATAGGATATACTGTAGGATCTTTTTCTTGTTTGTAAGGAATACCACCATCTACTCCTGGTTTTTCAATATCAAGGTTAGTGGCATCAAATATACTATATGTAATAGGTTTTTCAGTAATAGGATCTAAATTACCAGTACTTAGGTTTAATAAATTACTTTTACCTGTTAAGTCTTTAATGTATTGGGTATATGTTACTTTAGGAGTAAATTCTTGAGCAAAACGAGAAGGAGCACCAGGGTTTGCTTTATCTGTTGGAGTACCAGTAATAACAGATGGATATACAGTTGAAGTATCTGCACTTTTAAATCCATTTGGTGATGGAGTAGTAATATCTAAATCAGTATTAGCTACGGTTGATTGTAATCTACCATTACTTTTAATAGGTACTTTATCTAAGTAAACATTTTTTGGATTAAATGTTTGATTAAATTTAGTAGGAGCACCGGGGTTAGCTGAAGTTGTAGGGGTACCGCTTACATATTTAGGAAATACAGTTGGATCCTTATCAGTTTTATACGGGATACCACCACTTGGTTTTTCATTCTCAACATCTAAATTTGTGTTAGCTACAGTATCTACTAATTTACCTTTAGCACCCGTATCTAAATAGGTTTTACCTGGGGTGAATGTTTGGTTGAATTTAGTAGGAGCTCCAGGACCAGATGTTGTAGGTGTACCTGTATTTGTTTTTGGATATGATGTTGGATCCTTATCGGTTTTATAAGGAATACCACCGTCTACACCAGGTTTTTCTACATCTAAATTGGTAGAATTTAATATGTCACGTTTTATTAAATTACTTCTATCAGGTATCGTTTTAATAAATGATAAATAAGTACCTGATGGATTAAATGAATGGGTAAAACGAGAAGGAGCACCTGGGTTTGCTTTATCTGTTGGGGTACCACTATTTGTTGCTGGGTATGAGGTGGGGTCTTTATCAGCTTTATAAGGAATACCACCATCTACGGTTGAACTTTCAAGATCAAAATTAGTTGCATCAAATACAGTATACTTAGTAGTATTACCTAATGATAATAAATTACTCCTACTAGCTATTGATGCTACATTTTGTAAATAAGTACTGTTTGGAACAAATCTTTGAAAAAAAGATATTGGTTTACCCGGATTAGCTGTGTTGGTTGGGACACCAGTATTAGTAGCAGGAAATATAGTAATAGTATCGGTTCTATTACTACCTCCTACTGGATTTTCTAGATCTAGTCTTGTTCTATCAAATGAATTTAATAAACTACCCATGAATATAAATATGAAAAGAAGAAAGACGTCTGCTAAGCAGACGCCTTTGAAAAAGAAATATGAAGGGAGAATTAGAAGTTAAGTACGCAATAATCCATAGCGATCGTTACAGATAAGCTAATAGCGGCATCTGCACTCCAATCGTATTCACCGAAATTTGCTGTTTTAACATAAGCACCTTTAACGATCCACTCACCTACTACATCACCTACTGGGCCTAAGATGTCTAAAGTTAAATCTTTCTTATAAAAGTCAGAATAACCATCACGACCAGTTACTGATTCGTGTGCTAAACGAGCCCATTCCATTACTGATTGTGCACCAGAAGGGGTTACAGGATCATATAATTCTAAAGTCATATCATTCCAACGAACTTTACCTTTAACTTTACGGTAAACGTTGATGTGATCTAAAATAATTTCGCCAGCTTCGAATCCAGGAGCAGATGCTTTTTTAATCAAGTATGCAGGGATACCGTCGATATACATGATAAAGCGATTCTGAACTTTAGGTTCAAACGCTGTGAACATTATTTCATTTGGAGATAATACTGCCATTTTATGTTGTATTTAATTGCTATTAATAAATATTAGCAACTACACTCCCTTATGCAGGGAATGTAGCGCCAGTTGGTAATACGTTGAAGTTAAGAATAATAAATTCAGCAGTTTTAGTTGGTTGAATATAAATCTGACCTACTAATTGGTTTCTATCAATTACATCAGGAGTATTGTTTGATTCATCCATTACTACTCTGTAAGCGAATAAACCTTGACGTTGTACTACTGAATCTAAGTATGGGTTAACTTGGGCTAAGAATCTATTACGAGTAACTGCAGTATTTTGTTCGAATACTAAGTTGTTTGCAACTTGACCAATAAAGTCTTTTAATGCAATTAATAAACGACGAACGTTTACACGATCAAGTGCTGTTGCTTTACGCTGTAATGTTTTCTGACCAAATACTACAACACCATTTCCAGGAAATGTAGCTAATGGGTTAACATTACCTTCATATAATGAATCGCGATCATTTTGAGTTAATTTTCTTTCAGCACGTAATACTGAAGGAACACCACCACGGTTTAAACCTGCAGGAGCAAACCATTCAGCACCAACTTGGTCGTTGAAGGCTAAAACACCACCCATTACAGTTGTTGCAGGAGCCCAAATTGCTTTACCTAAACCTGAACTGAACAATTGAACCCAAGGCCAATATGTTGCAGCGTAGTTACTTGATTGACCAGCAGCAGCAGTAACAGCATTTGAAACAGCAGCACCGTAGTTTTTAGTATCTACAATAGCAATTGCATCACCTCTACCTTCACAAACAGAAATCATAGATGATAATGCACCACCTGTAGTATCAAAACTAATACCAGGAGCTAACAATACGTTAAACTGATAGTCATCTTTATTTGATAACAAAGCAAATGCTCTTATATAATCATCTGAGGTGAATCCTTGAATATTAGTTGCGGTGATATTTTCGTTCATTAACTGAACTGCATTAGTTGCAGCAACACCACCACTAAATGAACCACCATAAGAACCACTACCTAAAGCAGGTAAAGAACCACTATATTGAGTAGCTTTATAATTACCATTATTATCGATTGAACCGATTTGAGGTGTAGTTACAGATTTAATACGAATGTATTGAGAAGCATTAGCGTAAGAACCAGTAATGTCAACAAAAGGAACATTATCAGTATCTACTTTATATACTGGTTTGTAATCACCAATTACACGAGAGATGAAGTTTGGCAATGATGGATCTAATGATAAGTTAGGCCATGTTTCTAAATAATTAGGAGAAGCAGCGTTATCATTACCTGCACGAACTGTTAAAGTAAATACACCACTTCCTGTGTTAACTTGTGTAACTTCCCAACGAACATTCATTGCGCTACCACTAGCTAAAGCACCACTAGTCATACTTGAGGTATTATTCATTTGATCACCCCAAGCTAGAGTTTCAATTTCAAATGAACTACCAGTTAAGTTATAAGCGCCTATAGCAGCACTAGCATATGTGCTTACATTTGCACTACCAGAAATAATTCTAGTTACTAATAATGTTTGACCACCATTATTGAAAAAGTCTTTAGCAGCTAATGAAGTAAAATATTCATAATTGTAGCTACCGCTTTTAAATGTTTCTCCGAATTTTGACACATATTCACTGTAAGAGGTAACATAGGTAGGAATGAATGGTTGACCCATTACTGTTGGGCCAACAATTGCAGTCGCAGTACCTTGGATACCTTGTTCTACTAGTGATTGGTCAGATTCATTTTGGAATACACCAGGAGATAAAATCTTTTCTGCCATTTTATATTATTGTTTTTGAAAATTTAATAGGATTGACCTAATAAT